GGCTTGGCTGGCAACCTGGTCGGCACTGCTCGCAGCTTCGGCAACCAGAAGTCGGACAAAGCCTACGAGCGCAGCTACGTCGGCATGGTCGCAGGCTTCGACACCTACAAGATGGACTACGCAAACCGCCTGGCAGCCGCCGCTGGCACAAGCAAGACCATTGACACCAACGGCTCTAACACACAAGCGAACTACGCTCCTCAGGCCACCTCCACAGCAGTGGGCGGCCAGATCAACGTGGACAACCGCTTCCAGACCGTGACCGTGAACAGCACCACCGGAATCGCTGCTGGCGACGCTTTTAAGATCGCCGAAGTCTACGCCGTGCACCACATCACCAAGCAGAGCACCGGTCAGTTGAAGACCTTCCGTGTTGTGTCTGTTGATTCCGGCACCACCATGACCATCACGCCTCCAATCATCGGTGCTCAAACCATCGGTGGCACAGGCCCAACAGACGCTCAGTTGCAGTACAAGAACGTGGAAGTTGCCATCGCCGCCGATGCAGCCGCCATCACCTTCTTGAACGTCAACGCAGCTTCTGTGAACGTGTTCTGGCAGCGTGACTCCTTGGAGATCTTGCCTGGCCGTTACGCAGTGCCCTCTGACGCTGGCGTCGCAGTGATGCGTGCAAGCACAGACCAAGGCATTGAGTTGGTCCTGCAAAAGTGGTACGACATCAACAGCATGACCATCAAGTACCGCATGGACACCCTGTTCGGTGTGGTCAACAAGAACCCCGAGATGTCGGGCATCTTGTTGTTCAACCAGTAATCTGGCCAAAAAACTGGGGGACTTCGGTCCCCCTTTTTGCAATAGGAGAACCCCATGCCATTGACCAAAGGTTATTCGAGCAAATCCATCGGCAAGAACATCAAGATGGAAAAGAAAGCAGGCAAGCCCATGAAGCAAGCCGTGGCCATTGCACTCAGCACAGCCGAGAAAGCAGCCAAGGCAGCAGGCAAGCCCAGCAAAGCACCCAAGAAGGCCATGAAATGAAGCCCGGTCTCTACGCCAACATCAACGCCAAGCGCGAACGCATCGCAGCAGGCAGCAAAGAGAAGATGCGCAAACCAGGCGCCAAAGGCGCACCCACAGCCGCAGACTTCAAAGCAGCCGCCAAGACCGCCAAGCCTATGAAGAAAAAGGCCAAGTGATGCAGGAAAAAATCCTCACCCCCAAATACGCCAAGAACCGCAAGCCGGTCAAGGTGCGCAAGCCCTCAAAGCCCATCGACGGCATCAACCACCGCCTGCTGCGCGAGCAAGCCGAGGCAGCAGCGCAGGCAGAAGCCCAAGCCGTGGAAGTCGTGGACACAGCCACAGAAGACGACGCAGCCCCCACCCGTGAAGAGCTGGAGGCAAAGGCCACAGAACTCGGCATCCGCTTCGACGGTCGCACAAAGGACAAAAAGCTGGGACAATTGATCCAGGACAGACTGTCCGCGCCAACTGGAGAATGACAATGGGATGGACCAAGCGCCAATTTATCGAGCAGGCCTTCGACGAGATCGGACTGGCCTCCTACGCCTTTGACCTCGGGCCAGAGCAAATGCAATCTGCCCTCCGGCGCTTGGACACTCAAATGGCCGCATGGAATGCCCTCGGCATCCGCCTAGGCTACCCTCTGCCATCCAGCCCCCAGGACAGTGATCTCGACGAGCAGACCAACGTGCCCGACAGCTCCAACGAGGCTATCTACACCAACCTGGCGATCAAGCTCGGCCCATCCTACGGCAAGCAGGTCATGCCCGACACCAAGGCCACCGCCAAAGAGTCCTACAACACGCTCCTGTCACGCGCAGCCATGCCAGTGCAGCAACAACTGCCCAGCACCATGCCAGCAGGCGCAGGCAACAAGCCATGGCGCGTCTACGACAACCCTTTCATTCGTCCGCCCGTCGATCCAGTACTGGCCGGTGGCGATGGCCCCATCGAATTCAACTGAGGAACCAACATGCCAACCATCAACCAGCTTTCGGGCATCAGCCAGGTCTCTGGCGGCGACCTGCTCCCGGTCTACGTCTCCAACAACGGCGACGCTCGCAAGGTCTCGATCACGCAGCTGCTGCAATACTTCCAGCAGGTTTTTGCAGCCCCCACCGTGGCCACCAACCTGTACACCCCAGGCACTGGCTTCAACATCACAGTGCCAACACCCACCAGCGAACAGCAGTGGATGATCTTGCAGCCTGCCGGAACTTTGGCCGCTGGCACAGTCACCCTGCCCCTGAACACTGGCGTGCCAGACGGCACACAGGTGCTGGTCACCTCCACCCAGATCATCACTAGCTTCACGCTGGCCTTGAACGGCGCAGCAGCAGCCTTCGGCGCACCCACCACCCTGGCCGCCAATGCCTTCTTCACAATGCGCTTCTACCAGGCCACCAATAGCTGGTATCGCGTCGCCTAAGCCATGGCCACCAAAGACACACGCCTTGCCCGTGCCGGGGTCTCGGGCTACAACAAGCCCAAGGCCACCCCAAGCCACCCCACCAAAAGCCACGTTGTCGTGGCCAAGTCGGGCGACCAAATCAAGACCATTCGCTTCGGTCAGCAAGGCGTAAAAGGCTCACCCAAGAAAGAGGGAGAGTCAAAAGCGTCCAAGGCCCGGCGCGAATCATTCATGGCCAGACATGCCGAAAACATTGCCAAGGGCAAGATGAGCGCGGCATACTGGGCGGCAAAAGAAAAGTGGTGAGCTGAATGCAAATCCAAATCCTTAACGGCATCTATGCCGACACCACTCCAGAGCTGCGCACGGCCTACCCGGTCAATATGGTTCCCGTGCCAAAGAAGTCCGGCATCAGCAACGGATTCTTGCGCCCTGGTGACGGCATCGTGGCCAATGGAACAGGCCCAGGCACAGATCGCGGCGGCATCAACTGGAACGGCGTCTGCTACCGGGTCATGGGCACAAAGCTGGTGTCCGTGTCCGACACAGGCGCTGTGACAGTTTTGGGTGATGTTGGCGGCCCCACCACAGAGCTGGTGACCATGGACTACAGTTTCGAGCTGCTGGCCATTGCCTCAGGTGGCCGTTTGTACTTTTGGAATCCGGTCACGTCCACACTGACACAAAACACAGATCCAGATCTTGGAATCGTGCTGGACGTGGCCTGGGTTGATGGCTACTTCATGACCACCGACGGTGAGTTTCTCATCGTCACCGAGCTGACAGACCCCTTACAGGTCAACCCACTCAAATACGGCAGCTCTGAGGTGGACCCAGATCCAGTGGTCGCGCTCATCAAGCTGCGAAACGAGATCTATGCCCTAAACAGCAACACCATCGAAGTCTTTGACAACGTAGGCGGCGAGCTGTTTCCCTTCGCACGCATTGATGGCGCTCAGATCCAAAAAGGTTGCCTCGGCACTCAGGCCTGCTGCATCTACTTGGAGCGCCTCGCCTTCTTGGGTGGTGGCCGCAACGAAGCCCCAGGCATCTACATCGGGGCAGCAGCCACCACCCAAAAGATCAGCACGCAGGAAATCGACAACCTTCTCCTGACCTACACAGAGGCGCAGCTGGTCAAGACTAAGCTGGAAGCACGCAACGACAAAAACCACCAGCACCTCTACGTCCACCTGCCAGACCGAACCGTGGTCTATGACGCATCGGCATCCGAGGCGCTTGGCGAACAGGTCTGGTTCACCCTCACCAGCACCGTGGTCGGCTTCAGCCAATACCGCGCACGCAATCTGGTCTGGTGCTACGACAAGTGGCTGGTGGGCGACCCTCAAAGCAGCGCCATCGGCTACCTGGTGCAAGACACCGGCCACCACTGGGGCCAGCAAGTACGCTGGGAATTCGGCACGATCATCGCCTACAACGAAGGCAATGGCGCGATCTTCAACCGCCTGGAGCTGGTCAGTTTGACCGGAAGCGTGGCCCTTGGAACAACCCCACAGATCAGCACAAGCTACAGCGTCAACGGCCTCGCATGGAGTCAGGACAAAAGCATCGCGGTCGGCAGCACAGGCGACACCGCCAAGCGCCTCGCATGGTTTCAGCAGGGCCACATGAGGAACTGGAGAATCCAGCGTTTCCGTGGCGATAGCGATGCCCATCTCTCCTTCATCCGCCTTGAGGCACAGATCGAGGCATTGGCATACTGATGGCCACCGCACCACAATCCCGCAGGCTTAACCTCACCCGCGACCAGCTCGCGGCGTTCCTGACCGACCAGCAGCAGATCCGCCAGTTCGAGTTGCTCTTTTCTGCCGTCGATCAGCTCCAGGTCATCGTCGGGACTGACTTCGAGTACCAGGCAGACACAGCAGCGGCCACCGCAAACGAGGCACTGGCTCAACTGGCGGCGCTTGCTCAAGAATCGGCCATCAATTGCGCCTTGGCTGAAAACAAAGCAAATCAGGCATTGGAACTGCTAGACAATCTGACCAAGGCTGTAGAGGGCTTGCAAATGGCACCCCCGCCAAGGGAATTCAAGCGTTCAAGATACGGCTCGTTCTACGACACCACCACGCAGACAGCCACCACCATCAACACGGCCAAGGCCGTCACGTTCAACAACACCGATTTGAGCAATGGCGTGTATCTTGGCACCCCGACATCGAGGGTGTACGTGGACACGCCGGGCATCTACAACTTCGACACCTCGTTTCAACTGGACAA